GAGTGGTTCTAAGTTTGCTCAAGGCAGAAGAACTGGTAGTGATGCTGGTGCTCAACCTGCTGGTGGGTCTAAGAAACCTGCAAGTCAGGGTAAGATGGACAGCGGTAGTCGCACTGATCTTCAGTTTCGTAAAGCAGCACTGAAGAAAAAGGCAGGTAAATAATGGCAAAGAAAGGTAAGGACCTAAACATAACTGGAAAGAAAAAGTCTACTATAAAAGTAAACCCTAGATCAGAAGAAATCATGGAGCGTCATACTAAACTAGCGGTTGAATCCATTCAATCCACACTAAAAAATCTTAGAGAAAATAATAATCCATTCGATTGTATCGACATTGATGATTTCTCTGATGAAGAACTTCTTCAAATTGCTGAAGAGGTTCTATCTGAGGTGAGTGATGACAGTCTTGAAGAGATCTGTGAAGCGATTGAATCTGACTTGGAAGTTATTTCTGAGAGGATGGATCCAAAAGAGATCCAACGTCGTAGAGATCAAGCAAAAGATAGACTGCAAACTGGCGCTTCTATGAAAAAAGCAGCAGCAAAATCTGCTGCTGGTCCTTCCCGTAGTGATCGTCTCAAGTCTGCATTGAAGAGTGCTGCTTCCAAAGTGAAGTCAGGCGTCAAGGCAGCAGGTAAGAAAGCAACACAAACTGCTGGCAAAGTTGCTGGTGAGTTTTCTGCAGCAAAAGAAAAGCAAAAGGAAAAGGCACAAAGTGGATCCTCTAACACTACTTCTTCTAATACCTCTAGTTCTAGTGGTTCCTCCTCTAGTAGTAGCTCAAGCGGCGAAGGAACTTCGAGCAGCCAATCAGCGGGGTCTCAACCAAGAGAAAGAAAGAGAGACAAGATCAAGAGAGCATTGAAGAAAGGTATTGGCAAACTTGCCCGTGCTGCATCTCGTGGTGCTCGTGGTGTTGCCCGTAGAATGGGTGAAGAAGAGTTCAAAGGATTTGGTGAGTTTGTCACTGAAGGCAAGAAAGCATGTAGTAAGTGTGGTAAGAAACCCTCTAAAGATTGTGACAAGTGTGACGGAAAAGGTTACATGGTTACCCATGATTGCTCATCTAAAGTTGAGCACGCTGAGTGGGGTGTAGGTCAGTGTATTACTGAGCAGCATACATTAGATGAAGAAGGTAACATCTCTCACTACGATGTTCAGTTCGAGCATGGTCTTGAAGAGAACGTTTCGGTTGAAGTTCTGACCACCTTGGTATCTGAGATGCATGAACATGCAATCAACGATGACAAGAATCAAGAGGTGCTTGACGAAAAAAAGTCTGAAGAGGGGTTTGCTGGTCAAGCAACCTCTTATAAGGGTGTTGTAATCAAGCGTACTGAATCTGGATATGAAGTTCCTAGATTCAATATCACTTCTAACTCTGTAGATTCTATCAAAGTACAGATTGATAAAGAGATGGCAAAGGTTGAGTCATACCAACCAGATTCTGCTAACAACTATAACGGTCCTCTTTATGCTCCCTACACTGCTGTAGAAGAAGGTAAGAAAGGACTCTGGGCAAACATTCATGCCAAGCGTAAGCGTGGTGAGAAACCTGCTAAGAAGGGTGACAAGGATTATCCTGAGACCCTGAACGTAGAAGGTTATGGTGTTGGTGATGTAGATCAGAAACTCAAGACTGACCGTGACGGTATGCGTGTCCCTAATAAGGATGCTGCCGCTGCTAAGGCACGTTTGCTTGCTAAGGCAGCAGCGAAGCGTAAAGCAAAGAACGAAGAAGTTGTCAATGAGCGTGGTGACTTCTGGCATCCAGATCCTGATAAGGATAAGAAACTGGGTGGACCTGGTGCTAATGCTCGTGCCCGTGAGGATCGTGCATCTAAACCCAAGGAAGATCCTAAGAAACTCCGTAAGGGTGAGTCCTATATGGACTGGGGCAAACGCCAGAAAGCAAACAAGATGAAGAAGGAAGAACTCGAACTGGATGAGCGTACACGTTACGCTAAGGAGACAGGTAAGGATCCTCAGACTGGTAAACCATCTGAAAAGGGTGGCACTATCAAACCTGGATCTGCTATGTCAAAGGTTCGTAAGAGTCTTGCTGGTCAGGGTCTGATGTCATCTAGACGGAAGGCGATTCAACCTCAGGGTAAGAAGAAAGAAAAGGGTAAGAAAGGTTATCAAGGTCAAACTCCTGTAGATAGGATCAAGGGCAACCTTGCTCGTAAGAGAGCACCTAAACCAGATATCGGTTCACGATTTGATTGAGCCTATATAGGGTAACCCCCCGTATAGGAATGATCATGGTATCTTTTTTATTGCCACTAGCATATAAAATTGTGGACGCTGCTGTTGCTAAGATCCCAGAAGACGCAGAACTCGGTGAAAAACTCATCGATCTGTGTCTTCTTATCGTTGGTAAGGCAGTAAAACTTACTAAGACTACAGCGGATGATGAACTCTTCGCCAAGGTAGAAGAAGCACTCAAAGCACGCTGAATATAAATAAATAATAGGAATCAAGATCGGAGATTACAATGTCCTTATATGGAAGAGTAGACTCCACTGCTAACCAGACCGCTGTTGGTCTAACAAGAGGTAACGGCAGTGGTTCAGCAACGGAAACTATCGTGTTCTGCGACGAAACCGAAGCAGCACTAAACGAAAATAAGACTCGCGGTATTACTGCACCTGGTTGGTGGGCATACAGAACGTATACTGATCACAATGGTAACACTCGTCACAAGGCAGAGATGTTGGCATTCATCACCAACCCTGAGGCGAATGCTGATGAGACCCTGGCTGACGACACCATCGCTGCTGACGTAGCATCTGCTGTGACTGTCACAGTTCAACCTGCTGCTTCTACATCTTCCTCAGGTGCTGGTACGTTCACTCTTACCACTACTACCACAGGAACACCTGGTGCTCTTGCCTATCAGTGGCAGCGTCAGACCGCTAATGCTACGACCCGTTGGGTCAACATCAGCGCATCTCTTGACACTGGCATCACGTATGCAGACTTCACTACAGCAACCCTTGCTTACAGTGGTCTTGCTGCAGATGGTCTTGACGGTTATAAGTACCGTGTCAAGGTCACCTCTGCTGGTGGTACTGAAGAAGTCATCACTGATGGCGCAGCAACACTGACGTTTAGTAGCTAACATTAGATGAACTTTCGCGAACTGAATGCAGATAACTTCATTCTGTTCGCCATCAAACATTATGAAAATCCTTGCTGTGTTACACGCGAGGATTTCGATGAGGATATGAAACGGTTCAAGTACCTGAAGAGATTATTCGGACGGTACTTGAAGACCAAGGAGTTACGAACTCACTTGATTATCAATCATATTATTATTCTATACAATGTTTTTGGCGAGGCAGCAACTCCGATGCTTTTTTATAAGTTAGAGCGAGAGTATTGGCCAATCATAAAAACATTCTTATTATTTTTAGATAAATATCCTTTAGGTATGATGCCTAATCTGGATATAGAAGACGAAATTCAAGAGGAGCTGGAAAAGATATGATGTCAGTAGGAACTGGTGGTTTTAGTGGCTCTTCTGCAGCGACTGGTCCTGTGGCAGGTTTCGATCCGCTGCTAGATTTTCGTAAGAAGATGGCACGTCGAATCAAAGATCATCCTTTTGCTCAAGACTATAAGTCAAAGCGAAAGAAGTCTAAGAAGATGAAGGAATCGGTTGAGAACCCACGTCCTACTCCCCATCTATATCAATACAAGGTATCAATCCCTGAAGTGGGTGAGACTATCATCTATGCATCATCTCAGGCAGAACTGATGATGAAGTTACGACTACTTGTCAATCCACGCTATCGTGGTGACATTACTATTGGTCGTATTTTTCCTAGTGAAGCAGGAAAGTTTTATAATGAAAAGCGTATGAAGGCATACAGAAGTATTCCTGAAGCGACTGAAGATCCTGCTGCCGCTGCTGCTAAGAAGCAGGGTGCTATGATGAAGAAGCAAGCAGCACAAAAACAAGTGCAACAAAAGATTGCTGCTGAGAAAAAGAAGATTGATCTCAAGAAGCAAGAGATGCAAAGAGCACTGCAAACTAAAATTGCAGTTATGAAGAAAGGTGCTACTGCAGGCATGAATCCTACAGGTGCTACTGAAGAAGTTGTTTATGAATCTTCAGGTGGCAACATTGATATGATAAAATCGATTGCAGATTCAAACCAACCTGGAAAGATTCAGTTCTTGAATGGTGAGAGTTTCCAACTGCAACCTGCTATCGCACAGAAAATCTTCCAGGCGTATGAACAACTGGGAGTACAAAAGAATCGTGCTAAATTTAGTAATGCTGCAAATGAGACAACACAATCATTTGAAAAAATACTAAGTTTCGTAGGAGCACAAGGTTAGGATGGCATTTGGTCTTGGTAGATTAGCAGTTTTAGAAAGTAAACTTGACATTTATGAAGATCTCTCTAAAGAGATGCTTGACAAACTCGAAAGAGCAGTAGGAACAATCTCCGAAAACAGCAACAGAGTTGCTGTAATCTTGGAGCGTCATGAAAATCGTTTGGATGAATCCGAACGTGCCGATAAACTTATCATCGGTATGCTTGAGGAGATGAAGGAGAGGCATGACAAGGATCATGAACTGGTTCAGAATAGGATCAGCAAGATCCAGAAGAAGGTTGATGTCAACGCAAAGTTTGTTATCGGTGCAGGAGCAGTCCTCGCGACCCTTGTGGCAGTATTACAAGTGGTTCCACCTCTCATGAAAGTGTTGACACCCGCCCCTGCCAATGTTAGAGTAGGTTCAGCGATCTAGGACACTCTATGACAGTTGACAGGAAGTACGCAGACCTCTTGGGGTCACGTCTTCAGAAGTTCTCTGTCAAGAACAATGGTCGCGTGTGGAATTTCAGGTGTCCTTACTGTGGTGACTCACAGAGGGACAAGAAAAAGGCGCGTGGTTACTTGTTCTTGAAGAAGAATGATATCATCTACAAGTGTCACAACTGTGGTGTGGGAAAATCTCTTGGGAACTTCCTAAAGGATAATGCTCCCGATCTTTATGATGAGTTTGTCATGGAGCGATACAAGTCTGGACTGACTGGCAAGGGTAGAAACGTTTCTAATCCTGTGTTCGTATCAAAACGTCCTAAGTTCGTATCAAAACCAACTGGTTTGCAAAGTATTTCAGACCTAAATATTTCTCACCCAGCCGTTCGTTACCTTCAAAATAGGGAACTACCACAAGACGCATACAAGCGACTATATTACGTTGATAGGTTTCAGGACTGGGTAAACGCACAGAAAAAAACATTCCCCGACTCCAAGTTGGATCATCCAAGAATCATCATTCCTTTGATTGATTCTGGTGGATCATGGTTTGGTTTCCAGGGTCGCTCTTTGAACCCCAAAGATAAATTGCGTTACATCACAGTCATGCTGGATGATGCAAAGACTAAAATCTATGGACAAGAAAGTATCAACCCTGACGAAACAGTTTATGTCACCGAAGGACCCTTCGACAGTTATTTCCTTACCAATGCTATTGCTATGTGTGGTAGCGATGTTGACCACAGCTCTCTTCCTTATCGAAATAGGATCTGGGTCTTCGACAACGAACCAAGATCTAGAGAGATCACAAATAAAATTGATAGAGCAATATCTGAGGGAGAGAAAGTAGTTATCTGGCCAACACACATCGAGCAAAAGGACTTGAATGACATGTCTCTTTCTGGACATGAGGTGAAGTCTATAGTAGAATCCAATGTGTATAGTGGATTACAAGCCCAAGTAAAATTTTCAGAGTGGAAAAAAGTATGAGCAATGGTATCAAGGTAGTAAAGAGAGACGGTGTAGAGGAACCGATCAACTTGGAAAAGATTCACAAGATGGTAGAACATGCTTGCTATGGTCTAGCAAATGTGTCGGCATCACAAGTTGAGATCAATTCTGGAATTCAATTTTACGACGGTATCAAAACTTCTGATATTCAAGAGATTCTAATCCGTTCTGCTAATGATCTGATTAGTCTTGATAATCCAAACTATCAATTTGTAGCAGCACGTCTGCTTCTGTTTGGTCTTCGTAAGTCTGTCTATGGTGTTTCACCTGTGAACCATCCTAAGGTAGAGGATCAACTGTCTGGTGGTATTGAGTCAGGTGTATACGATAAGAGTCTGATCAAGGCATATTCTTCAGAAGAGTTTGCCGAGATGGATTCTTATATGGATCATGATCGTGACATGCTGTTCACGTATGCTGGTCTGAGACAAGTTGTGGATAAATACTTAGTGCAAGATCGTAGTTCTGGAGAGATCTACGAGACGCCGCAATACATGTACATGCTTATTGCTGCAACTCTCTTCCAGAAGTACCCACAAGAGACAAGACTTGATTATGTCAGACGATACTACAACGCAATCAGCAAACACCAAATCAACATTCCCACACCTGTCATGGCAGGGGTGCGAACTCCACTTCGACAGTTTGCTAGCTGTGTTCTTGTTGATGTCGATGACACCCTCGATAGTATCTTTTCTAGTGACATGGCGATTGGCTACTATGTTGCTCAACGTGCAGGAATCGGTATCAACGCAGGTAGAATCCGTGGCATCAACAGTAAAATCAGAGGTGGAGAAGTCCAGCACACAGGTGTTATTCCATTCCTCAAAAAGTTTGAAAGCACTGTCAGATGTTGTACTCAAAATGGCATTCGCGGTGGATCGGCTACAGTACACTTCCCAATCTGGCACTCAGAAATAGAAGATATTATTGTTCTCAAAAACAATAAGGGCACAGAAGATAATCGAGTGAGGAAACTTGACTACTCCATCCAAATTTCAAAACTTTTCTACGAACGTTTCATTACGAATGGAGAGATTAGCCTCTTCTCACCGAATGACGTACCAGGTCTCTATGATGCTTTTGGTACTGATGCATTTGACGCTTGCTATGTGGACTATGAATCAGATCAGTCTGTTCCAAGAAAGACTGTCAATGCACAAGAACTAGTCCTTAGTCTCCTGAAGGAGAGAGCAGAGACAGGTCGGTTGTATCTTATGAACATCGACCACTGCAATAGTCATTCGTCCTTCAAGGACAAGGTGAACATGAGTAATCTTTGTCAGGAGATCACTCTTCCTACTGATCCTATCAATCATATCAATGATGATGCAGGTGAGATTGCTTTGTGTATTCTTTCTGCAATCAACGTAGGAAAACTGAAGACCCTGGATGAAATGGAATCGCTCTGTGACCTCGCTGTGAGGGGTCTAGAAGAGTTGATTGACTACCAGGATTATCCAGTCGATGCTGCACGCCGTAGCACCCTTGCAAGGCGTTCTCTGGGCATTGGATACATTGGTTTGGCACACTACCTTGCCAAGCGTGGTCTCAAGTACAGTGCTCAGGAAGCATTGTCTGAGGTACATGATCTGACAGAAGCGTTCCAATACTATCTGCTGAGAGCATCTAATAAAATTGCTCAGGAGAAAGGTCCATGTCAAGATTTCGATAGGACTAAATATTCAGACGGCGTTCTTCCTATTGATTCATATAAGAAGGATGTTGATGTTTTAGTTTCGCCAGAATACAACTATGATTGGGATAGTCTTAGGTCGGATATCACAACCTATGGATTACGACACAGCACACTGTCCGCACAGATGCCTTCGGAGAGCAGTTCCGTTGTGTCAAACGCTA